CACACTGTTTGCATCTTACCTTCAACATCTTTCTACTTTTTTTCAACTCCCCCGCCTGGACTCGAACCAGGGACAAGGTGGTTAACAGCCACCTGCTCTACCAGCTGAGCTACAGGGGAATGTAGGGTGGAAGGAGGGAATTCATTTTACCCTCAAGTAACGGGAATCGCTAGTGTGCGATGTAAGGTACATTACAACTTGAGTCCCCTTGGTATGGGTTCTGGACAATGCCAGCGAGCACCACCTCTGACTCAATACTTTACCCCGCCTAATTCCAACAGGGTTCTTCAGTCACTTCCGTGTCAGGTGATCAACTCAACAAATATACTATATCACTTATCAAATGGGTTGTCAACCCCCACGGGATAGAAGGGACTTGAACCCTCAACTTCCTGCGTGACAGGCAGGTGCTCTAACCAATTGAACTACTACCCCTGGAGCGAGTGACTGGATTCGAACCAGCGACATCCAACTTGGAAGGATGGCGTTCTACCACTGAACTACACTCGCCTATGCCATCAGTAAGGATTGAACTTACGACCTTCGCTTTACAAAAGCGTTGCTCTACCGCTGAGCTATGATGGCAAACGTCCCAGAAAGGATTTGAACCCTTGACCTAGTGATCCGTAGTCACTCGCTCTATCCAACTGAGCTACTGGGACTCAAAATAGTCCTTTCTGTAATATCTTCCTAGAACATTGCTATTATAGTATGCAGGAGTCCCATCGTCAAGGGATTCTGTTAAGACATTATTAAGAAATAACTGTCTGGTCTCTTCATAATTGGTTTTACCTAGTGTTTTATGTAAACTTATTATTTCTCGTTTAAAGAGTGATCTTCCAAAATGTTTAACGTCTTCTTTAAGCTCTGGAGAACTTCCGTAGTACTTCTTCCAGTCACTCTCAGACGTAACTCGTCGTTTGCCACCTCTAGGCTTTCTACGCTGGGTAAAATATTTTCTTCCAATGTATTGCTTCCCTGTCTGGAGATTAGTAATCCTGTAGACAAAACCGAAGAAGTCGTCAATATTGTCAGAAGTAAAAGTTGCACCTTGATAGGACCAGGGGTTTTCATAATGTCCCTCACCAATCGATTCCATTTCATGATTTTATTTCAGTCTCCCTTATTTAGTATCTCCCAAGTATCTTTGTAATCTTTAACATGATAAGCCTTTCCTCCTCTTTCTTTCACTGCTTCAGCTAAAGTATAATCATTACCTCCTTCTTCCATTCTATCACCAAAGAAATGTAACTCATCATCTTCATTAAAATCTCTTAATATCTGACTCTTATCTCTACCTAACGGTGCTATATCAAGTCCTGTCTGACCACCTACAGTAGCATATAGATCAGGAAACCTTTCATTAAATCTTCTAGCAATACTTACTCTCTCATGCTCATCCTTATCCCATTCTTTATACACTTCTCTCTCTGTCCAGTTTGCACCTCTACCTAATATACTAAAGTTTATACAACCTGGTCTCTCTTCTATATGGGGATCAGTTCTTATCATAAACTGACTGTAATCTAATTCATCCTGTAGGAATTGTTTTACTTCATCAGATGGTTTCCATGTATCTTTATAAACATTCTTATCTTTCTCATAGACATCACAACCAGAACAATTATATACTCTCTTTGCTGTGTAACATATATCCAATCCTAACTGCTCAACTGTCTTCTCCCTGTCACTACCAGTAACAAGATAGACATCATGTTTCCTACAAAATATTAAAAAGGGAGCCCAAAATTCATGCTCAATCTTCTTTCTGCTAGGTGTCAAAGTTCCATCAATATCAAACAGATACTTCATAATTTAAATCCAGAAAATGTATCCTTCTTAACATCTTGTTTAATTCCACCTACAACATAAGACTCTACTTCAGTCTCTTGTGGTGCTACCTGAAGACCCTTAGAACTGATCCAATGTTCTGTCCAAGGTAATGGATTATTCTTGAGTGGTATATCATACACTGGTTTAAGACCTATAGATCTTAATCTCTTATTAGCAATCCATTCAACATACTGATAGAGAAGTTTATCATTTAATCCTATCATTGTTCCATGTTTGAACAAATATTCTGCCCATTTCTTTTCTTCATTAACACATCTATCAAACATTTCATATGTCCACTGTTCCTCTTCCTTAACTATATCAACCATATCAGGATCATCACCTTTTCTCCAATTGTTTATTATATTTTGGGTGAGGGCAAGATGTTGATTTTCATCTCTGGCAATGAGGGATATGATTTTCGCACTCCCTTCCATAAGCTTGAGCTCACCGAAAGCAAAAGAACAAGCAAAACTGACATAGAAACGAATTCCTTCAAGAATGTTAACATTAGCAACTGCTCTGTATAAATGTGTTTTTAAATCTTTAACTGTCCATTCTGAATTAGGATGACTCCTCATATCAGGTTTCCAAGCGTTACTCTGTCCATATTCCTGTGCATAATTAATAAAAGTGTCATAGGACTCTGTAACACTTGCTGCACGTTCTAGAATACGTTCATCTTTAATAATAGTATCAAATACTTCTGATGGATCTGAATATACATTCTTAATCACATAAGTATAAGATCTACTATGGATCATCTCCATAAAAGACCATACTTCCATACATGCTTCTAACTCAGGTAGAGAACAGTAAGGAAGAAATGCCATACCAGGTGCTCTACCTTGAACACTATCAAGCATAATCTGATACTTTAAATTAGAGGTATAGATGTGCTTCTGTTCTGGACGTAATGATTGATAATCACCACGATCTTTCTGTAAGGATACCTCTTCAGGTCTCCAAAAATATCCCAACTGTTGCTTAGTAAGATTTTCAAACTGAGGATATTTAAAATTATCATATCTTTGGACACCTAATGGTTGTCCAAAGAACATAGGTTGTTTTTTAGTATCAACATCTTCAGTATTGAAGACTGTCATACCTTTTATATCAGATTGCAC